AAACTTATATTATAATAGAATGTAAAGGAGAATATTATGAAATTAGCGGATTATGTGAGTAAATATTTAAAAGAATCATATGGTGAGCAAAAAGCAATTGAAAATGAGGATGAAGCCAAAAAAGCTATTGAAGACCTTAAAGACTTTTTTGAAATGGGTGAAGATGAAGACAACGAGTTTGGTGACGATCTTGATAAAATGTTAATGTCTATGGATAGTGGTGAAGAGGTTGACGATGACTTGGATTTTGACGAATTAGATTTTGACGAAGGTAAAGACTCCAAAAAGGATTGTCCAGGATGTAAAACTACTAAAGTGGAGAAGTATTGTGCCGACTGTGGCACTAAAAACGAAGGTGATGATCTTGAAGAACGTGAAAACCGTGAAGATGAAGGTGATAGAAACTTTCCAGACAAACGTAGTAAAAAACGAGGTTATGATGATGACGATGATCTAGAAGAACGTAAATATGATGATGACTTCGCCGCTGGTGTGGGAAGAAGTGGTCACTCAGATGGTTATGATGATGATGACGATGACGAATACGATGAGGATGGTATACCTAAATATCCAGACCCAATGCGAGGCCGTACAAGACCTGGTCAGAGACGCTTATATAGTTCTAAAAACTATAAAATGACTGAAATGGAAAAGAAATTGGAAGAGTATCGTGAAGGAAAGAAAAATAAAAAAGGTTTTAAACCACGTGGTGTAGTAGACGCTGGTGACTCATCTGACGGTGAATAATCCATTAACTAAAAACATTTAAATTTGGGAGTTGGGTAATACTAACTCCCTTTTTTGTCTGAGGAACACTTTCTAAAAAGTATAAATACTGTAATAACTTGAAGGTGGTTTGAATGAACGACAAAATTATAGTGGAGAAAGTTAGTGAGGTCTTTGTAAAGTTAAAATGTGATATGTCTCAAACATTAGAGATAAGACAATATTTTACTTGTTACGCACCAAATTTTCAGTTTCATCCAAAGTTTAGAGCAAAGATATGGGATGGTAAATTATGTTTCTATGATTATAGAACTAATACCTTACCTATTGGACTTTTACCAAAACTGGCCAAGTTTGCAAAACAATTTGATTATGAATTGGATTTTCAATTTGATCTTAGTAAGATGTCAAACAGTATTGAGAAAGATGATTTAAGTAGTTACTTAGATAAAGTGTTTGAAGAAACTGACATTACTCCTCGTGACTACCAATTAGATGCTATACACAAATCACTAACTAACAAACGTGGTATTGTACTAAGTCCAACCGGATCAGGAAAAAGTTTAATTATTTACTCAATGATTAGATTTCTTTTAGGTATGAATAAGAAAACGATGTTGGTTGTACCAAATATTTCTTTAGTTGAACAAATGTACTCAGATTTTAAAAGTTATGGTTGGGGTAACATTGACAATCATGTAACAAAACTGTATAATGGTGTTAAACCTGATTTTGATAAAGAAATACTCATAACTACTTGGCAAAGTATCTATAAGAAACAAGAATCTTTCTTTCAGGACTATGAAGCGTTAATAATTGATGAAACACATCAAGCAAAGTCTTTAAGTATACAAACTATTGCAAAGAAAAGTATAAATGCTGAGTATCGTATTGGATTAACTGGTACCTTACCAACTGAAGACTCAGATATATTTAATATCTATGGTTACTTAGGTCCAGTTATATTTAAACAAAAAACAAAAGAGTTACAAAAGCTTGGTGTACTTTCTGACATAAGTATTGTTAATTTACTCCTACAATACCCAGAAGAAATGGTAAAGTTAAACAAACAACGACCTTATGTTGAAGAAGTTGAGACTATAACAACATATGCTAAAAGAAATAAAGTTTTTAAATATATTTTTGATAAAGTTGATGAAAAACAAAACAGTGTTGTGTTGTGTCATAAGATAGAACACTTAAAAGCCATTGAAGAGTACCTACTTGAAAATTTAGATGATAAGTATTCTGTTTATGTAATATATGGTGCTGTTAAACCAGCAGAACGTGAAAGGATAAGACACTTAATGGATCAAGAAGAGAATTTGATTTTATTAGGTACTTATGCAACACTAAGTACAGGTATTAACATTAAAAGACTACACCATGTTATATTTGCATCAAGTTATAAATCAAAAATTAAAATATTACAATCTATTGGTCGTGGTTTAAGAACACATGAAACAAAAGAGAAGATGGTACTGTGGGATGTTGTAGATGATTTAAGATATACTACTCGTAACGGAACCAAGGGAAAGAATCATGTGTATAAACACTTTGAGGAACGATTGAAGTTTTACAATGAACAAGAATTTAAATTTTTCAACAAAGATTTGAAGTTATAAATAATTACAAATAAATCTGAGGAGATTATAATGGCTACACAAGTCTTTAACAGTTTTAAAAGTGCAGTGATGGGTGGTAATATTAGTTTATCGGCAGATACTATTAAAGTCGCATTAACAAGTGCGTACACACCGGATATTAGTGCTCACAACACATACTCAGACATTACAAATGAAGTTAATGGTTCAACTGGATATACATTAGGTGGGGAAACACTTACTGGTGTCACTCTAGTACAAGATAATGGTGATAGTGAAGGTGTTATGGACGCTAATGATGTTACTTGGGAAAATTCAACAATAACAGCAAACGGCGCAGTACTTTATGATGTAACAAATAACAATCAGTTAATTGGATATGTTGATTTTTTAAGTGATAAGTCGAGCAGTGGAAGTACTTTTACTATCGTTTGGAATAGTGAAGGTGTTTTAAATTTTAATTAAGATTATTAGATGAGTAATACAAATGTAGGATTAAACGGGTTTAGTTCAGGGTTCTCAAGTGGATTTGAAGTATCAGCGTTAGGTGTATTAACAATTACAAGTACACTTCCTCCGGCAAGTGCTACAATACAAACCAATCTAGTTTATCCATCAACACTTTCAGCAACATTTACAATGCAACCAGTCACAGTAGACGCGCGATTTGCAGAAATAGTGGATTTCTTTGGTTGTGTTCCATATAATACAAATAACTTCTTCCAAAAAGACACTGAATGTTCTGACGGTGAACGTGAGTTGTATGACGTACTACAAATGGAAGCTTGGAACTCATTTGGTGTTAATATGGTTTATTATGTAACTGATTACACTAAATCTAATGAACCAATTTTTGGTGAAGACAATGATAGAACCGTTTTGCGTACTTTTGACTCAACTGGATTTATGGATCAATTACCTCGTGAAGATAGAAATGTACCACAATTTGGTATTGAAGGTTTGGACTTATTTAAACTTTATTTAAATAAACTTCACTTTAAAGCCGCCTCAACATACTCAGGTTCACAAAGTGCTATATATGACTCTTACAGGCCACAAACAGGTGACATTATACACTTAGACTATAACGATATTTTCTACGAAGTAACACACGTTAAAGATAAAGTGGAACAGTTCCTACAAAGATCACATGCTTGGGATTTATCACTTAGAGAATATAAAGATATACATTTAACATTAAGTTCTGAAGTATCGTCAAGTGACTTGTCAGCCTATGTTGATCAAAACGATTATCTTGAACAAAATCAGGATATAGACAATGAAAAAGATGTTATACTATATACATCAGGTGTAGCTGAAGAACCACCTCAGGACCCATTCGCGTCTTGGTAAGAGTATAAATAATAGAAAGCATAAGAGGATTTTATAAATGTCAGACACCAAAAGAAATTATACAGGTTTATCATCAATATTTCCTGACAATACAAATCAGGAAATTACTCCGCAAGACTTACGAGACGGATTTAAATCAGTAACTGGTTCATTTCTTCTTTCCTCATATTCAACAAATAGTACATTAACACAAGATGATGTGTTTATAGATGCAAATACTAATGGTGGTGATTTTACTTTAAGTTTACCTGCACCAAGTGCAGATGATGGAAGTGGTGGAACTTTTAAATCAAAGTTTTACTTTCTACATAACTCAGGATCAAATGTATTAACAATATCAGCAAATGGTTTGGGTAATACAGTTGGTAGTGAAACAAATTTGTCTATTGGGACTCGTTCAGGAGTTGGAATAATTTCAAACGGTGTTTCAGATTGGATTATATTCGAAAGTTCAGATGTACAAAAAGAATCAAATTGGGACTCAACATATACTACTGTAAATACAAATAGTGCTACTTGGCAAACTGTAACAACTGTTTCAGCCGACTTAGACAGTTTAGAAACAAGTTTTGAAAGTCATAAGACTTCTGCTTCAGTTCACTTTACTAAGGATCCTAATTGGGATTCGACTTATACAACCGTAGACACCTACTCAGCATCTTGGACAAGCGCATCTAATTTCCAAGATGTATATGATGCTTCAACAACAAATCCACAAATAACTACTGACTCTTCAAATGGACCAGTTAGAATTAAAAATAATGCCGCAGATGATACTGCCAAAGTATTAACAATAAAAAACAAGGCAAATGCAGTAACCGCTTCAATAGATGGTTCAGGTAAAATTACTGCACAGACTTTAGATGTAGGTGGAGAAACTGATTTAGGTCATACTACAATGGTAAGCGCTAAGATTGCTAGTGTTGGTTTTTATACTCCACAAACTCTTTTAGCTGTTGACTCAATAGGACGTGTAGTAAGTGGAAGTTCTTTAGTTGATACTAGTTCAGGCGATTCTGCTTACACTACTGTAAATACAAATAGTGCTACTTGGACAACAGATACAACCAACGTCCAAAATGCTGGTGCATTAATGGATTCTGAAGTCACTAATCTTACTCAGGTAAAAACTTTTGACTCATCAGACTACGCAACAGCTACACAAGGAACGCTTGCTACAAACGCTTTACCCACATCGGGTGGAACAATGACAGGCGCCATCACAACCAACTCTACTTTCGATGGAAGAGATGTTTCTGCTGACGGCACAAAGTTGGACGGTATTGAATCTTTGGCAGATAAAACTGATACAACTAACGTCCAAAATGCTGGGGCACTCATGGACAGTGAAGTAACTAACTTATCTCAAGTTAAGGCTTTTGATAGTTCTGATTACGCAACGGCAGCACAAGGTACACTCGCTACAGACGCTTTACCAAAGAGTGGTGGAGCAATGACAGGTGCAATTACAACCAACTCTACTTTCGATGGTCGTGACGTAGCAACTGATGGTACTACACTAGATAACCACATTACTTCTGCAAGTGTTCACTTTACAAAAGATCCTAATTGGGACTCAACATATAATTCAGTTAATACAACATCGGGAACTTGGGACTCGACATATACTACTGTAAATACAAATAGTGCTACTTGGGGTGCTGGTTCAGGCGAAACTAACACAGCATCGAATCAAGGTGGTGAAACAAATTTATTTATCCAAAAAACTGGATTTGACCTTGAGTTTAGAACCCTGAGTGCTGGATCAAATATTAACTTAGTTACTAATGGTAATGTGGTAGGTATTTCAGCATCATCGGGAGGTTCGGGTGTTTCAGACCATACTGCTCTAAGTAATATTGGTACAAACACTCATGCTCAAATAGATACTCACATTGGTGATAGTACTATTCACTTTACAAAAGATCCTAATTGGGATTCAACATATACTACTGTAAATACAACATCGGGAACTTGGGATTCAACATATACTACGGTAAATTCAAACTCAGCAAGTTGGGGTGTTGATACAGACACTACTGACCATACAGCTTTAAGTAATATTGGTACAAATACCCACGCTGTTATTGATAGTAATCTAAGTGATTTGCAAAGTACTTCAGGAACTTGGGACTCGACATATACTACGGTAAATTCAAACTCAGGAAGTTGGGGTGTTGATACAGGTGAAAATAACACAGCATCAAACCAAGGCGGTGAAACAAATTTATTTATTCAAAAAACTGGATCTGACCTTGAGTTTAGAACTCTAAGTGCCGGACCAAATATTGACTTAGTTACTAATGGTAATGTAGTAGGTATTTCCGCTTCTGAAGGAGGTTCGGGCGTTTCAGATCATACAGCTTTGAGTAACATTGGTACTAATACTCATGCTCAAATAGATACCCACATTAACGACTCTACCATTCACTTTACAAAAGATCCTAATTGGGATTCAACATATACTACTGTAAATACAAATAGTGCAAATTGGAACACTGCTTATGGTTGGGGTGATCATGGTACAGAAGGATATTTAACATCATACACTGAAACAGACACATTAGCTAATGTAACTGGTAGAGGTTCCACAACTACAACAACTTGTGTAATTCCTTTTTTATATTCTAATCAGGCTTCTTTCCCAAACGCTTCTACTTATCATGGAGCTATAGCTCATAGTCATAGTGATGGTGCTATGTATTTTGCTCATGGTGGATCTTGGAATAAGCTAGCGAATTCTAGTGACTTATCTAACTACGCAACTGCAGCACAAGGAACACTTGCTACGAACGCTTTACCAAAGAGTGGTGGAGCAATGACAGGTGCAATTACAACTAACTCCACTTTTGATGGAAGAGATGTAGCAACCGATGGAACAAAATTAGATAGTATTAATGTAGGTGATATCACTGCGAATACTGCTAAGAACACTAATGTAACTACGAATCTTTCTGAGGGCACAACAACCAATACCTCCGTAGACATAAACTCAAGTGACGGTACCAATGCTACAATCGCATCTGCAAGCACCACTAGAGCTGGTGTAATGTCCAAAGCAAAATTTGATGAAGTTGTGGCAAATACTGCTAAGACTGGAATTACTTCGGGACAAGCATCCGCTATTACTGCTAACACAGCAAAAGTTGGTTTAACTGACGGTGATAAAGGGGATATAGTTGTTTCTAGTACAGGTACAGTTTTAACAATAGAGGATGATGCTGTTACTTTTGCAAAAACACAAAATATTGCTACAAACAAATTGCTGGGTAAAGGAACTGCAGGGTCAGGTTCTATTGCAGAAATTACTCTTGGTACAAATTTATCATTTAGTGGTAATACATTAAATGCAACAGGTTCGAGTGGCGGTGGATCAGGAACTAAGGTTCTTGTTAAAGGAGCGATGGGTGCTAATCAGATAGCGGGTACTTCAACACCAATAGTAGAATTTGTAACAACAGGTACTCCAGCTGGTGGAGCACTTGATGTAAATAGTGAATGGGATAACACTAACCATAAATTTACAGTTGGTTCAAGTGGTGCTGGAACTTATTTGGTACAGGCTCAAATATTCTTAAGTAATGGAACTGCTTGGTCAACTTTATATTTATATAAAAATGGTTCAATTTACTCTGCTTTTGGTGGGAATGGTACTGACACTACTGCTACTTGGGATAATTTAGATGGTACTATTCCTATTGATTTAGCGGTTGGGGATTATATAGATATTAGGGCTTATTCAAGTGGGAATGGTACTATTTCTTTTAGCAGCTGGCCTACTAGACAGGCGTTTAGTATAGCTAAAATGAGTGCTGTTGCACCTGCCGCAGGAACTGATGTTAATGCAGTTCACACAAATATTGCAAATGAAATAACACCTTTAACCGCTAAGACAACTCTTCACAATGACGACGTTTTAATAATAGAAGACTCGGAAGATTCTGATAATAAGAAAAGTACCACAATAGGTGATTTGGGTATTATAACTACTGCACAAGCAAATGCTATAACAGCAAACACCGCTAAAGACACTAATGTAGTTACTAATCTTTCAGAAGGTACAACAACCAATACTACGGTTGATGTAAACTCAAGTGACGGTACCAATGCTACACTCGCTGCTGCGAGTACTTCTAGAGCAGGAGTGATGACTAAAGCTAAGTTTGATGAAGTTGTTGCTAACACAGCAAAAGTTGGTTTAACTGATGGTGATAAAGGTGATATAGTTGTCTCTAGTACAGGTACAGTTTTAACAGTGGACACTGATGCAATAACTACTACTAAGATTGCTGATGATAATGTTACTTTTGCAAAAACACAAAATATTGCTACAAACAAATTACTGGGTAGAGGAACTGCAGCCTCAGGTCCTATTGAAGAAATTACTCTTGGTACAAATTTATCATTTAGTGGTACTACACTAAATGCAGCAGGTGGTAGTGGTGGTGGCACAGCCGCCCCAGTATATTTTAGAACTACTTCTACTGATGCGAGTACCAATTACAACCAAGCAAACTATGTTCAAATGCAATGGACATCGACAGGTGCAATATCATCAACCGGTATTTCACTTGCAAGTAACAAGTTTACCGTCACCGATGCTGGTCAATATGATGTCTATGCTTCTGCTTATTATGAAGGCCTAGCACAGCGCGTACAACTGAAGTTAGCAATTTATGTAAACGGTACGGTTGTTAATCTAGCAGGTAAAGGACAAGGTGGGTATGCTAGAGACACCGGTACTGCGGACAAAGGTATGTCTCACATTTCTTCATTGTTAGATTTAAGTGCGGGCGACGAAGTTGAAATTTATGCAAAACAAGATGGTATTACCTCAGGGGATGGAAAATTAATTTCTGGTCAATCAGTATTTAAAATGCATAAACTTCAAGGTCTTAAAGGTGATAAAGGTGATACTGGAACCGGAGCTACAGCTGACTTAAATAAAGCATTGACTCTTGAATCACCTACAGCTTCTGAAAACATTACAATATGGAGAACGAATGTTGCTATTACTATTGAACAAATACATGCAGTAAGTACAGGAACGTCTCCAAACACAACATTCAAGTTATGGCATGCAGCTAATAGAAACGAGGGATCACCATCAGCAATAATAACTTTCACTGGAACAACAAGCGAAACCACTGGTGATGTAATAACTCCTACGGGGACCAACGGTGTTATACCGGCAGGTGATTGGATTTGGTTTCAAACTAATGCAGCAAGTGGTACCGATGTAATATTAACAGTCAATATTAGATATACGGAGAATTAGAATATGGCCATTAATATAGGCACACCAGCACAAAACAAACAAAATCCTGGAAATTCAAAAATTGTTACTTTTAACTTTGCTATGATTAGTGGCTCAGATACTTTACTGGTTGTAGCAATACAGTGTCCTAGTAATAAAAATATTTCTACGGTCAAGTACAATGGTGTTGCAATGACTTCACGGCTAAATTATTCATCTAGTGATCTTAGTGCAAGATATGGATTTTGGGAGTTAGAAAACCCGGCATCTGGAACAAACGAAGTTAGGATTGACTTTAATGTTAATTTAAATAACGCAGTTTTAACACAAGTACAAGGCTTTAGTGGTGCTGTAGGTGGTGGTTTAGTTGGTAATAATGATGTAAACAACTCACCACACTCAAGAACCAGATCAGGCATATCTGCTGGTTCTCTTATGATGGTTCAAGCAGTTGCTACTAATTCTCATGCTAGTAATGCGATAACAGTTGGAAGTGAAACAATCCCTTCTCAATCTCAACAAGATAGTAGGAACCAAAGAGTGGGTTGTTCAACCGTACCACTTGCGGCGGGTTCGGTAGTAGTTGTGACAAAAGCATCAGCTACCTGGAAGAAACCGACTAACTCAACACTTGAAATTAAAGCAGCAGCATCCACAGTAACGAGAAATAGAATACACATAACTTAATTAATATAAAATAAGGAAAATAAAATGATAAGTAAAAACGGATTCCCTATATGTCCAAGTAGTATAAAAATAAATAACCAGTGGAGTTCTACTGGACCGGACAATTTAGAGTTTTTAAATGGACACCTAATATTTAGTAACGCTGGAATTACTACTGCTGGTAACATACCTCAAGGACATACCTCACTACCATTTGACCCTACAAATCCTGTACCTTGGAATGAGACTATTCCCGCAGAAATAATTGCTCTATGGCCAAACCCTGAAGCAGCACTTCGTGACATCTTAGGTATTATTTACGAGTCTGATAAACATCAGTATACACTTGGAACTAAAGAAAAACCTACAGAACCAGAAACATCAGGTACTGACACTTAAATAATCTTATAACCCATATTTTAAAGTAGTATAAATACTTAAAATATAAACCGGGATGGATAGATTGAGTGGACCTAAAGGTAGTGTAAAACAAGAACAGATTGATGATGTATTAAGTTTTATTTTAATTCGTAAACTAGTTACACCTGTCACAAAAACCAAAGCATATAAATTAGGTCTTGTGGATGGTTTAGGTCGTGTTATAAAAGAACCAGAGACAGCTACTGAGAAGAAAGCACTTACTACACATGATCGTTTAATCTTCAAGTTAAGAAGAATGTTAGGGTCAAGAATAACACAATTAAACAATTTTCTTTACATACAAACAATTAGTAGTGAATATTATAGTAATCTTGTTTTGAATGGTGGTATTGAACAACGCAGTGCTGTCAAACGACTTAAAAAAGATATATCATTAAAATTAAATAGTACTGAACACGACTTAGATGATGTTGACTACTTATTAGACGATATGGACTACATCTTAGGTCTGTTAGAAGAAGGTAAGTTAGACTTAAAGGAAAATAATAATGAAGAGTAAACTAAGTGAAGAAGAAGTAAAATACATCAAAAAAATGGCGAAAAAACACAACTATAAATACAAACAAGCTGAGAAGCTGTTTCTTAAATCAGATTCTAAAAAAGAATTTGTCGAGAGCCTAAAAGGGGATATAGAAGAAAGAATAACAACAACCTCATCGGGTGTCGCGCCAGGTGGTACAGGTGAGTTTAAATCTCGTTTTGGTGGTAAAGCAATACAGAGACAGTACAATGATGATGAGAAACAACGTGAACGGGCTTTAAAAACTGGATTGGGCGCTGTTAAATATTTGAGACAAAAATTGAAATGATAAATATTAGAAATAGTATTGAGGTATAAAGAGAATGGCAGATTTAAGCTACATAAACCCATTTGGGAAATATTTTTTAAGAGGTCAAAACGAGAAAGGTATACAAAGACAGAAACAGTTTTTGGATAACGCACAAGGTGTTTCTGAGAATGAAGGAATGTTTAATTCCTTTGATCCTTATGGTGTACCGGATATGGGTTATGGGGGTGAATTTACTTCTTCATCAATTAAGTTTGGACAAGCGTTTAATCAAAAAAAAGCAAGAATAACAAAATATCGTGAAATGGAAATGTATCCTGAAGTTAGTGATGCGATAGACCATATTTGTGATGAGGCCATTGTTGCCGATAGTAGGGGCGGTGTAATAACACTAACACTTAAAAAAGATTTATCGTCGGTAGATAAACGTATGGTTAAAAAAGAATTTGATTACATCACAAACGATGTGTTAGGTACTAGAGAAAACTTATGGGAAATGTATCGTAAGTGGTTAGTTGAAGGTGAACTGTTTCAGGAACTTGTTTTGAATCAGTATGGTAATAAAGTAATTGGTACTAAAACATTAGCATCGTTTATTACTTTTCCAGTGTATGTACAAGACATGATTACAAGTTTCGTACAATACCAAACACCACAAGACACAAATAGCAAAAATGAAAAAGTTTTTCCTCAACAACAAATTGCTTATTCATACTGGCCAACTATTGGTGCGAACAAAATTGATGTTCGTGGTTACTTAGAACCTTGTATAAGAACATATAATCAGTTAAAGAATTTGGAAGACGCGTTAGTGGTATATAGACTAGTGCGAGCTCCAGAAAGACGTATATGGAATGTTGAAGTTGGTAGAATGCCAACAGGTAAAGCAGAAGAGTATTTAAAAAAGTTAATACACAAGTATAAACGTCAAATAAGTTATAACTCAACAACAGGTGAGATTGACTCTGCACAAAATGTACAAGCATTGACAGAAGACTTTTGGTTTGCAAGTAGAGAAGGAACTGGGGCATCAGTACAAAACTTACAAGGTGGATTACAACTTGGTGAGATTGAGGATGTAAACTACTTCCTTAGAAAAATGTACAAAACTCTTAAAGTTCCTCGTGCTAGATTTGAAGATCCACAAAGTCAATACAATCCGGGTGCCAGTATTGAACGTGAAGAGTTAAAGTTCTCAAAGTTTATTGAACGGTCACAATTTCATTTCAAAAAATGGATTATGGATGTTTTTATTCAGCAATTAAGACTTCGTGGGTATAACGAAAAGTTACTGGATCGTAGTCTCTATGACATTACATTTACTAAGTCTAATCACTTTAAAGAGTATAAAGAAATGCAATTGAGGGAAGCTAAAAATGCTATCTATACTAATATGTCTACATACATCTACTCACCAGACAATTTAAATGGTACGTTCGCAGATGAGTTTGTTAAGAAAGAATTAGCAGGATTCACTGACGAAGAGTATGATAGAAATGAACAGATGTTAGCAAAAGCAAGACAGACCGCCGGACAAGCAACAGGACAAGCACCACCTGAAGGCGGTGGCGCTCCAGGTATAGCAGATATGAGTGGAGACATAGGAGGAGGTGACTTCGATATGGACATAACAGACGATATTGCTGACGATATTGCTGACGATGTACCAGAAGAAGTTCCTGCAGCTCCAGTACCTGACGAGGGTGGAGCCGACGAAAACGTAATTTATGGTAATGATGAAACTAAACCATTAAACACAATTAAATCCGACGAAAAAACCCTACATAAACGCTCACGAATAAGTGATGTGATTAATGGAAATATAAATAATTGAAACGAGGAGTCCTAAGATGGCAAAAAAAGAAACAGATCCTACATTAATTGGTAGAATATATAAAGGTGATTATGAAAACCTAAAAGAAGATTTTAACAAGATTGTAGCTAAAAAAGTTGCTAATAAAGTAAACGAATATAGAGCACAATTAAAAACTGGGGAGTAAACCATGAAACTCATTACTGAGAGAATTGAAGGATCCGAATTAGAATTTATATGTGAAGATGTTGAAGGGAAACCCAAAACATATTTCATACAAGGACCCTTCTTACAAGCAGAAAAGAAAAATCGTAATGGTCGTATCTATAAGAACGAAACGATTATTCGTGAGGTAGAAAGATATGGTTTGGAAAAAATTGAAAAGAATCAAGCACTAGGTGAACTTGATCACCCACCAACACCAACTGTAAACTTAGATAGAGTATCACACATTGTAACCGATCTAAGTATGGATGGTGATAATGCAATTGGTAAAGCTAAACTAATCGATACCCCAACAGGTAAAATTGCTATGGCATTACTTGATGCAGGCATACAATTAGGTGTATCAAGTCGTGGAGTGGGTTCCTTAGAAGGTGATGTTGTTAATGACGACTACCGATTACTTGCAGTAGATATTGTAGCTGAACCATCAGCACCAGAAGCTTATGTAGAAGGTATACTTGAGGGTAAAGAATATATCTTAGAAGGTAGTCAAATTGTAGAACGTGCAGTAGAAGAAATGGAAAAAGAATTAAAAATGAATGGTTCTAAACATATTGCTGAAACACTACAACAGTTTTTAACACATATACGAGGTAATATTTAACAATGGGAAAGATTAATTTAGTTAAACTGGAAATGGATTCAATGTCTGTATGGGTAAAGAAGTCCGAAATTGAATTGTTTAAAGAAACATTTCTAGACGATGGTCTAGTTGTTGAAGATATAGTTCAATTAAATAATGTTGCACCAAGGAAGCATAAATCACACGAGGACCACGCAGCACATATATTAGAGGGTGTTTCAAATGAACCACCTAAAGGTTTTACAAAGAAATTTGCTTCTAAGCCAAAAGTTATAAATATAGATGGACATCAACACTTATTGGGTGGTAATGAACAAATAACTGATCGTGCAAACGGTTTACTCTAAGGAGAAGAGATATGAAAAAAACAGAAAGACAGCTTTGGGAAGCCGCCGACTCGTTACTTGGTGGACAATTATTCCTTGAAGAAGAAGAACAAGAACTTATGTCAGAACCAGAAATGGAACCTGATCAAGAAATGGGCGAACCAGTAGATTTGGATGAGCCAATGCCAGAAATGGATGAAGACGAAGGTGGAATGTCAGCTGAAAAGTTAATGCGTGTAATAGACGACATTGCTGCCGAATCTGATGATGAAACCAAAGACGAATTTTTAAAAAACTTATCTGCCGAACTTGAGGACGACTCAAAAATGGAAAGTATGATGGCTGTATTAGAGCGTGTCTTCGAAGATATGGGTGATAAAGAAGAAGATATGGGTGACGAAGAAGACGATGTGGGCGAAGAAGATGTCGATGTTGATGATATCGATCTACCAAGTGAAGACGAAATTTAATAAAATAAAAACGAACAAAAGTGTATAAGACTCATTATCTTATACACTTTTGACATTTAAATGCAGGATTAATTATAAATAATCCTGTTGATATTGTAACTCATTTAAGGAGGATTAACATGAAGAAAAAGATGGAACAGATAGTAGAGTCTTTAAAAGGTGTTCTTTCTAGCGATGATCTTGATAATATAAAAAACACCATTACTGAAATGGTGAATGAAAAGTCAAAAATTATTGTGGAAGAAGAATCACTTCGACTAGAAAAACTCGCAGACCAGTACTGTGAGGAAAGAGTCGCTAAGGAACTCAATGAAGCCAAAGAAGGTTTAATTGGGGAGTACGATAAAAAAATGGAAGAATTGGAGACAACTATTGTCGAAAAGGTAGACCGTTTTATCGATCTTGAAATTAGTAATAAAATTTCAGACGAAACTTTCAAATCTATTGCTATTAACGAAACATACGGTCCAGTCATCGAAGGTGTGATGAAAGTTTTCTCTGAAAACTACAAACCACTTGAAGCTGTATCGCCTGAAAAGGAAATTAATGCAATTGCAAAACAACTAGAAGAGGCCAAATCAAAAATTGTTGGTTTGAACTCACGTGTCAAAGAGTTACATGAAGAAAAAATGGAACTTGGCGAACTTACAGAAAAAGCTGCTACAAAACTTCTTGTAAAAGAGAATACTGAACACCTTACTGAAGGTGAGAAGAAACGTGTAACTGAATTTTTTGAAGGAAAGTCATTTGACGAAGTTGAGGATAAACTCTCTGACTTTGTTGAGATGATCACAGAACAGGCTACAGCTACTATTACAAAAGCGGACAAAAAAGTTTTGAAAGAAACCTCACTGTCTCAAGATGATGGTATAGAGGACGAGATTATTACTGAAGACAATGAAGTCGAAGTAGAATTGGATTCTTACGAGACAATTTCATTAAAAGTGGCAAACGGTTTGCTCTAAAAATTAAATTGGATCTATAAATAAAATAAACATGACTTTAGAAGGAGTTTTATAATGGAAAGAAATGTTCAAGAATTAGTTAAGTACTGGGAAGATGTTCCTGGTAAAATGTCGATCGCATCTGAAAAAGATCAATATATTAAAGAGAATCTCGCTATTCTGCTTAATAACCAAAAACAAAAAGATATCAAAGCTGAAACAATCTTTGAAACAACAGCAATTACAAATACCGATGCACAAACCAATACTGGTGGTGATGGTTCATTCTCACCTATCTCATTAGCACTTGTAAGACGTACATTCCCAGAACTTTTCGCTAACAAAGTTGTTGGTGTTCAAGCAATGGCTGGTCCGGTTGGACTTGCATACGCACTTCGCTTCTTTTATGACACTGCTGCATCACCACAAGTAGAAGCTGCATTTAATGCGGTTGAAGACTACTCTGGTTTCACAGGTGATGATGTCGCGACTTCCGGAGTAGCCGACTCAGGTCGTGGTGCCGCTTCTGCAACTGCTGAAGGATTTAAAATTGGTGGATCTGGTAGTGCTAAAATGCCTGAACTTTCACTAAAGATTGATCAGACTGCTGTTACTGCCGCTAGTCGTAAACTTGCAGCTAGTTTCTCACTAGAAGCTGCTCAAGACATCAAAGCTATGCATGGTGTAGACGTAGAACGTGAAATGGTAAATGTACTTCAGTACGAAATTCAAGCTGAAATGGATCGTGAGATTGTTGGACGCTTACACGCATTGGCTGTGGATACATCTAAGGGTGGTAAAGCCGCAGATACTTTAGATTTATCTGCAACTGCTGCTGCCGGTACAATTAGTTCTGATGGTCGATGGTCACAAGAGAGATTCTCAAGTGTTGTAACACAAATTATCAAACAAGCTAACGACATAGCGATCTCGACTCGTCGTGGAGCTGGTAACTTTGCAATCGTTTCTACAAGAATAGCAACTGCACTTCAAGCCGCAGGACCTGTCTTCTCACGTAACCAAGCAAATGTTAATCCAACTGCAACAATGACTGACATTGGTACTATCAATGGCAACATCACTATTTACCATGATACTTATCATGCGACTACTGATGATTCCGCACTTGTTGGTTACAAAGGTTCAGGTATCTCAGACGCAGGTTTAATTTACTCACCATACATTATGGGATTAATGAATCGTGCGATTGATCCAGAAGACTTCTCACCTCGTGTTGGTGTTCTATCAAGATATGCAATGACAGACAACCTTTTGGGTGCTGGACGTTATTACAGAAAACTAGAAGTGACTAACTTAGATTCAATAATCTAGTCTTAGTTAAGAAATAAAAATTAAAAGGACATC